CAGCGTGCCGTTCCCAGTGTTCACACCAGCGACAGCAGCGTACGACAGAGCGAACGTGAACTTGTCACCGGACACGAACGGGATGCCACCAGCAGTCACGTTGAACGAGACGACGTTCGAAGTGAACGAGCCTGGAACAATGCCAGCGCCGATGTGACCATTCACGGAGCCAACGACGTTGAATGTCGTAGCCGAGGTGAACGTGACCGTGATTGTCTGCAGCTTCACTTGCGACGAGATTGCCGAGACGCCTGTGACCGAGCCATTGCCAATGCCGACGAATGCCGGTGTCGAAGCGACCGGAACCCCGAGGGAGATGAACGTCTCTGGGTCGTCGTTCAGGTTCACGTTCGCACGAACTGCGTACGCACGATTGCCAAGACCAAGGAAGGAGTTCAGAGCGAACAGACCGTACTCGTTCCGGGCGTCGCCGTGGAACTCGAGACCAGTCGATGCATCCTTGCGGAAGTACGGAACACCGTACAGCTGCAGCGATTGCGATTGCGATGTCACTGTGCGAACGACGTTCGCTTCGAGCGTACCGGAAGCAGCCGACACGCCGTCAGTTTGAACCTTGTTCGCGCGCGTCGCGATGAAGATCAGCGGGACGGTAGCGGCTGCAGTCGGGAAGAAGAAGCTCTGATCCGTGACTGTGACGCTGACGCCTGGAGAGATGAGTGCCATTTGAGTGTGCTCCTAGGGGAAGACGGCAGTTGCCGCTCTGGTTGTTCAGAACGTATTTATGGAGCAGACAGATTTCGTTGCCCGAATCGGACGCACTTTCAGAAGCCGAACTTCTGTAGAACGCCACGTTTCCAAGCGAATTCGAAGCCGTCTTGCTGTGTGAGCGTCTTCGGATTCATACCAAGGCGTTTCATGATCAGCTTGAACTCGGCCTTCTGGCGATCTGAAACAGTTCGAATGTTCAGCTCTGAGAACGATCTGAACAGGCTTTTCAAGAACACATCATGGAACCAGGTGCTGGCCCGCTCTCTGGCTGAGTCACCATCCAGCTTCCCTTCCTTGGCCTGAACCAAGAATGAGTTCAGCATCTCGGCTGTCGAGTCCTCGTCGCCAATCTCAAGGATGTCAGCCAGTGGCCGATTGTCCAGGTCATGGTTCGCATTACTACCTTCGGCAATGTCAAAAATTTTGGACAGCTTCTTCAGGTACTCGTTCCGTTCTGCCTTCGGGTCGATTGCGATCTCGAGGGCTGTTACAAATCGAAGGACCGTATCCCGAATCATGTCGTACTTGTGATGGTACCCAGCGCCACCAGCGATTCGGAACTCAAGGTACCCGTGCTGAAGCTTCGTGATGTGCACCGACGAGTACTTGTCGTCTGACAGCGCTGATCGAGCCAGCTCAACCATCGCCTTCGCATCACGTGGCAGCCGACCAACACCGGTTACGTTGTTCAGGATGCTCTGGGCCTGCGAACGAGTGAACATGTTGTTCAGACGATCGAACTGTCGAAGAACGTGCTTGTCGCCCATGAACAGAACGAGCTTCACCAGATCGACGTTCTGAATACCAGGCATCGAGATGTTGATGTGCAGCCCAGTGGACTCGTTAGTATCAACGTGGTTCGCATCCATCCACTTGAACATCGTCTTCAAGTCTCGCAGAGCCTTCGTGAGCTTCTGCGGTGGCGAGTTGATCTCGACACCAACGCCGCCATCTTCTGGATCGATCGAGCCATCAGCCACTACGACCCAGTCGCCGGCAGCGTAGTGGTTCTTCACGCCCTTCCAGTCAGTGGTCACGTTCGCACCAAGGAACGTCGTGAGATCGTTCTCGACGTTCCGGAACGTTGTTTCGCGAAGCGTGTCCTCATCGTTAGTCTCGTCTTCCGAGTACACGCGCGAACTGTCCTGCCCAGTGTCAGCTTCCCAGCCGTAAATCGGCTCGAGACCGTGAGCACTCACAAGCTTGTACAGCTGCCCGTACTGGTCGTCGACGAAGTCATCCCACGTCGCCGACTGATCGTCTTCAAGTCGCTTCGCTTCCCACTCCTCGAAATCGATCTGAATCTCTCGCATCTTGCCCTTGCTGATGCCGAAGTACTGCGACAGATCTTTCAGGTCCTTGATGCGATTCAGCGAGACGTAGTCACGTTCGAGCTTGCTGTCACCGCGCAATGGCGAGTCGGCAGTGACGATACACTCGAACTCGAACCCGACGTGCGCAGTCCCGCCCTGACGAGCTTCAGTTTTGCTGAACTCAGAGGCGTTCATCGCCTTCTCTGACAGGAACTGCTTGAACGAGATCATGGGAGTTGCTCAGGTGGGAACGGCGGTTCGCCTGGGAACGGCTTCGCTTGATAGAAGTTCGGATCAGTTGATGGCACAGTCGTATCGAACTCTTGAACAGCGAGCACGGTACCGAACGAACGTTCACCGAACTCGTCGACTTCGTTCACAACCATCGACCCGAGATCCGAGATTCGAATCATGACCTTCCGGACCAGGTCGTCCTTCACACCCATCGGGATACTCAAGTAGATCGGCACTTCGAACGAGAGTGTCCACACGATGACCCGACGATCGACCGAAGCCGGGTAGTTCTCTTCGTTGCTGATATCGGTCAGCTCGACCTTCGTGAGCTTCGTCCAGTCGAACGGACCATCCGACTTCTGAATCTGCAGGTCTGGATTGAACAGCACGAGGATCTGCTCGAGCAGCTGATCACGTTGATTCGAGTTCGAGCAGTAGATGCTGAGCTCGATCGTGGCGTTGTACGGGATTGGCATCGAACGCTTCACGACAGTGAGGTCATTCGGGAACACACCGCCAACTGGCAGCGTGACGCGCTGGTCGACGTACGCTTGAACCTTCCGGCGCTCTGGCGCGACGGCCAGCGATGTCAGATGGACAGCCATCGTCGGAAGCGAGAACGTGCGGTTCTGCGTGTTCCCGGCCATGATCGCTGCCACGACGCGATCCTTGTGCCCGATCACGACTGGCACTGAGATCATCTCGGTCTCGTTGCACTCGCCCTTACCGGTCTGAATCTGCAGACCGTAGAAGATCGAGACGAACTGAAGCAGGTACGCCCGGATCTGATTGTCGAAGAAGTAATGTTGAATCATGCCTTGTACATTTCGCGGCGAAGATCTTCAGGTGCGCCTGTCTTTCGTGTGCGCTTCGGCAGATCGAACAAGTACTCTGGAATCGAACCAGTGTAGTGCTTCTGATCGCCGGTCTTGATTGCGTACGTTGCTTCACGCTTTTCGGCGTTCTCAAGGTACCGCATATCTTGAAGCTCGACATCGGAGAGCTGGGCCCGAACATGTTGAGTGTTGTCGATCGTGAACTCACGCATTTCGAAGCGTCGCTTCGTCGTTCGTGGGTCGGTGTCGGTCCAGACCTTCAACTTGATCTTCATTGGCTTCCCATCGTACAACGCAGCCATCTTCGCGGCTCTGTCGGTGGCGATTCGATCCGTAGCTGCCTTCCCGACCTTCTCGACTTCAGCCTTCTTGTCGGCACGCTTCGCGTCCTTTTCAGCACGAGTAAGTTGCTTGCTCGCCTTGTTCTCAAAGAGTTCGTTGATCTTCATTACTGGACTCGCTTTGTTGTGAGGGACATTGTTTCAGTCCTATTTAGGATCTCAAGCTGAGACGGGCGATGAGCAGAGCGTGCTGTTCGGCGATCTGTCTCGACGTAGATCCATTTGTTCTTGACGCCTGAGAACTTGTAAAGACGCGCAGGAATAGCGTCTTTTGGATCATATTCCAATCGGAAGTACTGCCCATCCGTTGCGCCTGCGACGTCAGGAAGCTTACCAAAGCCGGTACCATATGGAAGTCCATCAGGCGGCAAACCTGCCTCAACGTACGGCCCGACACCATCGAACGTCCCAGGTTCGGAGAACCGATTCGTTCCAGAGCGAACTTCACGAGTGTTCGTGCCATTCTCTGGCACGGCAGCGATCGCGTCTTGCTCATTCTTCTCAGCGACGGTAAGAGTCGCGGTCTCGATCTGCTCGACACCTTCGAAGAACGTACCGTCATCGATGATGTACTTCTGCGTGTCGACCGTGCCGAGGATGTCACGGTGCTCTTGTGACGGGATCAGGTTCTGAGCTTGGAACCGGTACAGAATCGGACGCCAGGTTGTCGTGTACCCTTCAGCGGACCACGAGACGTCAGAGACCTCGAGGAACTTCCGGACTGGGCGAAGATTGTGATCGTACTGCATCTCGCTCGGAACTTCGAGCACGTCACCGACAACGATCGGGCGACCGAGTGCAGTGACCATCTGTGCGTACGATGTCGTGAACGTGTACACGTCAGCGATCTGGAAGCCGAACTTCGAAAGGTCAGAGACAGCATCGAACGGCGTGTACGCAGCCTTGATCTGCATCGAAGCCTTCGCATAATCGCGATCACGGTTCTCCATGTACAGCGAGTCTTGAATGTCATCGAGACGCGTCTGCTGGTAGTCGAACAGCTCGAGCTTGTCAACGACCCATGCGCCAGCTGAGAGCACGCCGGTGAAGCTCAACGGGACGATGCGCCAGTACCGTGATGGTGCTGACTGTCGAATGCGCACTGTGACTGGTGTGCCGAGGTTCGGCAGGTTCACGACGTCAACGCGAAGCCACTCGAGCTCGACTGGTGCTGAGAACATGTCGTTCACGACGAACGGCGTGCTGCCAGCGAGGATCGTGAACGAGCCGATTGGCGAGTTGAATCGAACGCCAACGGCGGCGAGACCGAGGATCGACGTGCCACCAGGCCCAGTGAACATCACTGAGAACAGGGTCGGCGATGTTGCGATCATCATGAACGAGCCCGGCTTCGGCGACACGCCAGGTGTGAACCCACTGAACGAGCCGTTCCCGGTGCCAGTGAACGCGACCTTCAGCGGATCAACTTTGTACCCGCCGTTCGAACGATCGACACGGACTTGAAGAGCGCGGCCATTCGGGTCTGGCTGAGTGATTCGGAACGTCGTGACGTGCAGTGTGTTGTTCACGTCCGGTGTGTACTCTGGTTGTCCATACGAAGTCAGACGGATGCCGAAGTCGTACCCGAGGTACGCTGGGTTCTGAACGACTTGAAGTCCGGTCTCGACAGACGACCACGAGCCAGCAAGCGCGTCGAACGCATT